GACGTACTTTACCATCGTTTATCATAATATAGTATTTGTATGAAAGTGTTCCACCTACTTTAACAATAGTATATTTACCTGATGTCCATTCTATCTCAGCAGTGAATTTCTTTAAGTTAATAAGTTTCAGATTCTTTTTAGAAACTTCCTTAGACTTTTTCCACTTTAGTTTACTTTTATAAACTTCAGTAAGAAATTCGTTAAACTTTTTCATTTCTTCTCTCTATTTTGGGTTTACTCTACCTGCTCTCATGATAACATCACGCAGACCTTGAGCATGCTTTTCCATAGTGATGATTTGGTCATGTAAATCTGGAGCATCTTCACCCTTTGTTAATGCTTGAATTTCTCTCATTAAGTCTTTAGTCAATGACATCATCTTCTTAAGATGCTTTCCTTCAACCTTACCTTCTTGTAAATCTTCGTAGTTTATCATTTTAGTTTCATTCCTTTTTTTACTGTTTTAAATACTGCCTTAGCATCACTATCTGATACACCTTTAGGCATACCTGCTTTGAATGCATCAAAGTCATCATTTTTTGCATGGTTTCTCATATCTGTTCCAGACACACCCTCTTTTCTTTCACCAGAATTGACCACTTTGAACTTATCAAAGTCGTAATGTGGTTTGTTCGGGTCTTTCTGGTCGACATATGGTCTAATTCTTTTTTCAAATTCGGCAACTCTATCTCCACCCACGACCATAGTCACATCCCTATAACCGTTATCAGACAACCATTCAAGTATTTGAAATGGTGTCTTCAATTTAGGTTCATCCATTATATTTGCTTTAGGGAAAAACTTCTTCAAGAACTTCAACTTATCTTTATATGGTATTGGATTCTTTTTCGCATCATTTGACTGTGAAGTGAATATCATAGCATCACCACGACCAGACTTCCTAACAACAAAATCAATCAACTCACCGTGTCCTTTCGTAATTGGATTGAACCTACCGAATGTGAATACGGCAGACTTGACCTTTGCTTCAGATAAATGTTCTTTAAATGATTTCACTCTTCAATCTCTCTTGGTTTACGTTTAGATCCTTTAAGTCTGCTCTTTTCAGCACGACCACGGTTTATTGAGGAATCTTCATATCCTACGATCTTACCTTTAACGTGGGATGCATCCATACCCTCGTGTTCTGGTTTTCTATTCTTTCTATTATACCTATTTAATTCGGCACGATATGCTTTCTTTTCATCAGATGATTGAAACTTATCATATTCTTTTCTATAATCACGTAGATGACACCACTTACATCCAGGAACTGGTTCAAGTGATTTATCTTCAGATATGGTGCGGAAGTCTTTAAATTTTAATGGTTTCATATTATTTAATTTTAACGTACATTGAATTTTTATCAGTAACTTTCATAGCAGTAAAGAATCCCCATCTCATAACGTCATTATAGTTACTCATCACATAATCAAGTAAAGATGCTGCAGCAATGTATCTTTTCTTTAAGGTGTCATCAAACTTTTTAAAGTCTGGTTTCCACAATATATTATTACCTTTCTCAGTAATATCTCGTTTATATTTATTGAATATAAGATTAGAAGATTTTAATAACTGAGATGTTGGTTTAATAGAATTTCCATTAACCACTGCACCATCATGATACTTCTGCCACAACTTAGCATCGATAGCACCCATAGCAAAGTTTTCTTGCTTCATAGTGCCTTCTAAGTACAACGTAGGATTATCTGCAGCACCACGTGAGTTTGCTTTGAATGTGAATCCAGAATTTGTTTCAATGAATACAGACTTCAAACTACCAGCAATTGTAATCTTGTTTAGATTGAAATCGTATGTAAGTTTCTTGTTCTTATATTTTAATGGATTAATTAATTCCATTGTAGACTTACCAGTAGATTGCTTTAATGAGATTGGTACAAGTAAACCCTGAAGATAACTCTTTCTAATCCAAAAGTTTAATTCATTTAATGTTTCAATATCACTTAACTCAGAACTAATCTTATTAGAAAACCCTGACTCAAATATCCACAAGTCAGCAGGATTCCAGTTGTCTGCCTTAGCACCAGCACCTAACTCTTTTCCTTTAGCATATATTTTCTTAGAATACTTATCACCTTGAAATTCAAATACAAGACTTTTACCTCTGATGAGTTTGAGTTTCTTATACGAACTTAATTGTAATAAAGCACTTTCGTAGAATTTTTCATTATATAATGTAGGATCGGCACCTAAGTCTGTAAGTAATGCATCAATATCTTCCTCTTTAATAGGTTCGCTATTCTCTTGATAATGTTTGAACATTAATAACGATACTGCTTCTTTAACTCTAGTTGCTGCATGCGTATCAGACTTGCCACCAGAACCAGACTTGTGGTTGAATGAGTTATTGATTCCAGTCTTAGAACCACTTACCTTATACACCTTACTATCTGCTTTAACAATGATACTCTCACTACCAGAACCAATTTCAATCATATCATCAGTAGCATTTGATAACTCAATACTCTTAGCAGATCCGAGTTCTTTAGATATGTATGGTAATGGTTTTTTACTCAGTTGTAGTTTAGTGCCAGAATCATATCTACCTTTAACAATACTTGCTTCGTTGAGATATTCTTTAAACTTTATGACCATGACTTTACCGCATTAAAATTATTTCTACTAAACTCAAGTCTATCTACGAGTTTAACTGCTTTGTTAGATAACGTATCAATAGCAACGAAACCCTCTGGACCAGTTACTTTATAACCAGTTGGGGTCTTGATAAAAGCAGGGATACTATTAACTGTTTCCATTTTCTTAACTAATATTCGTTTGATGTCAGAAACATCGTCATGCCATTGTAAAGCATAAGCAAGTGTACCAGCAATATTTTTTGTTCGTTGTATAGTATTTATCAAATCATCAAGCGATGCTTGTTTCCTTGCCTTACCCTTTTCCGATTTCAACTTAGCGATTGCTGGATTGTAACGTTTTCTTAGGAAGTCAATGAACCCTGCGATTGCTTTATTCCTTGAGGTAAACTTCTCGCCTTTCTTAACTAAGTCATTGATGTAGATATTGGCATTAGTAGCAATCTCAGTCTTACCGAATAATACACCCAATGCTTTTTTGTCAAGCAACTTTAATTCTTTCTCTGCAGATGCTAAACGTTTATTGATTATTTCCATCTCACCAAGTGTCAATGTAGCAGAACCTGATGCGTTCCTAAACGTTGTGTCAGTAAACCAACAATCTTTTGATTTCTTTAATACACTTATGTTAATTTTAAATTGAGCAGATAAGTCAGCAATAGTATCACCAGTATAGGTTGTATGCCAAATAACACCAACCTTTGATTTCTTAATAGTATCTGCTAACTCAGACTTAGCAGGAATAGCATATGTAATAGTATTAGGAGTGAATGTGATATAATCTTCATCATCAATCGTTGCTTTCTTTAAATCTTCTGGAGTGAACATAAAGTCACCTTGAAGTATTCCCTTAATCCCCATCTTAGGGAAATGCTTGAGAGCAGATTTTAGTTTGGTAGCAAGACCACCACTGTGATTCTTATCAATATCAGCATTAGTGTAATTGACTTTAGGGTTCTTATTGAATACTGCTTTAGTTCCTACAAAGAATTTACCATTCTCTGGATTCACACCACATACCACAGCAGGTGCACCATCTACCTTTGCTTGAATATTCATAGGTTTGTTAGTATGACCATGTAAAGTATCAGCAACACCTTTTAAGATTTTTAATGCCTCAACTCCTCCTGCATAACCGTCGTCAAAGATTGCATCTTCAATATGGTTCAGGTGGGTTAGTTTTGCTTCGGAAAGTATAGTCTTAAAAGATTTCATAATAGATATTTATAATATTTCATATGAGAAGAGGGGAGCAGTTTAGACATGCTCAGGTCAGGGATGCGTCAAAAAAACATAACAAAGGAGTCCGCATCCTAAATAGGGAGTACTGCGAAGATGTGTCGTTGATTGAGTTGGAGTCTCTACACAGTACTCGTGGTGGTTTTTTCTGATCGAGAATAAAAACCATCAAAACTTTCTCAGCATTTAGTTCTTAGTTATAGTGCAAAACTAGGGGCGGTTCCCTCAAAAACACTTTTTAAATTTCTCTGCTAAAACAGATTCTAATTTTTCTGCTTCAAGTTCATTAGAAGGAATTCCTTCAGAGTATTGCCTAATATGTACCATTTCATGACACAAAGTAATAAGCATTTCATCATCAGTTAAAGTTTCTTCTAATTCAATTTCATATTCGTTAGGATTGAATCCAGGTTTGTCAGAAGATTTAACACACCAACCATGGGCATTATCTTCAGTCAAGTCTTCTAAGGAAACATTAATAATAACACTGTTTGCAATAGATAATTCATCTCTACAAAAATCAACAACCATACTAATATCAATCACATAAACCTCAACTCATTTCAATCAACCAATACTTATATTATACCTTAGTTTATGATAAATGTCAACCCTTTATACCGACTTTTATTTAAGGGGTATTATACCTTTAATTGACCAAATGATTTCTTCTCATTAAACTTATGCTCAGTAGCAGTATGAGTTCCAACCAAATCTAACTGAGCATTTGATTCCACATCATACAACCTCATCTTAGGTCTATCAATACCAACCACGAAACGTTTGTTAGTTCCAGGATCGCCATATCTATTCTTCAACTGTTTAATAAGTATTTGGTCGATTGCTTCCATTTCTTCAGTAGAAATAAGTGCTAACATTAAGTCAGTCGTAGCAGGTAAACCAAATGATTCAGAGGTATCTTCAAGTCCAAAGTCGCTGTCACCATAACCAGTTCTATTAACCTGTGTTGCTGTAACGATTGGCACATTGTTTTCAACTGCTAATCCTCTAATCTCTTCGGCAATTGCCTTGACATAAGTATAACTGTTCACACTAGCACCCATCTTCATTCTACTTGACATACAGATGTTCAGATAGTCAATGTAAATGATATCAGGTTTAAATCCTTTCTTCAACTTCAACTCATTCAATAAGTGTCTGAAGTGACCGACACCTGCCGATGAGGTTGGATATTCCTTAACAACCATCTTACCAGATGTCTTACCTTTAACCTTAGCAATCTTTTTCTTATACGTTGCCTTTGCCATATTAGGTAAATCGTCAAGTTTCACGTTCAATAGATTTGCATCAATACGTTCAGCAATCCTTTCCTCTGCCATTTCCATAGTGATATATAAAACGTTCTTACCATCAAGCATATTAGCAGAGGCAAAGTGACACATTGCTAATGACTTACCCACACCTGTTCCTGCCATTAATACTGTTAAAGACTTCTTAGGTAAACCACCCTTAGTAATCTTATTCAGATAATCAATATCAAACGGAACACGTTCCTCAACTCTATGATAAAATTCATATCTGTCATCAGCATCATCAAGGAAGTCGTGACCAACGTTCGGGTCAAATGACACACTCAATGCATCAGTTAATAGTTCTGGAATTGCCCCTTTGTCTTCATCACCATCACCATCAATGATAGCAATAGAATCCATAATAGCATTATACAATGCTTTCTCTTGACAAAACTTTTCAGTGGTATTGATTAACCACTCAGGATCTTCCTTCTCATCATTAATGAGAGTTCCAATATATGCACCACATTCAGTAAATTCTTTATCAGACATACCCTTACGGTTGTCCAATTCAATTACTAATGCTTCACGAGTTGGTAAAGAATTATACTTCGATATAAACTCATTGACTTGCTCATAGACAATCTTCTCAATGTGTTCATCAAAGTATTTTGGTTCTAGATACGGTAACGTAGTCCTCGCATATTCTTCATTATGTATTAGATTCTTTAGTATCAGATGTGTTACATTCATTCAAGTCCTTATCTTCCATTCTCTCAGCAATAATTTTTACTAGCACATCACCTATTATACCTGAAAACTCCAAATCTGTCAAGTCTTCTTCGTTTGGATTTTCCACCGTAATAGTGTTAAACTTTAACACGGCATCTTCCCCATTCTCATCTGTTTCCTTAAAATCGATTGTGTCATACTGATACACTACACCCTTGAACGTTCCTTCTTGAATTTCAACACACCAGTGCTCATCATGGAATCCATTAGGATGATCAATTAATTTATACTTCGTCATTTCCTTTCTCCTTTTCATTTAAAATTTCTTCTTCCTCTACATACTCACCATACATAAATTCTTTTCGTGCTGCCACGTCGAGTTGGTCTAGGATATCCTTCGTAAACACCTGCTCAGGATCCGCATTTATGGCTTTGCCGAATACCTTTTTCCCGTTTGGAAGTTCATAACGAGTTGATACCTTTTTAATAATGTCATACTTCTCAGCAAGTTCCAGGAGTCCATAGTATCTGTCTAGACCCTTGTCGAATGACAGTCTGACTTCTACCTTTTTGTTCTCTTTAGTGAATCTTGACTTATGAGTTGTACAACCAATAATACCACCAACAATCTCAGTGCCATCTTTATCCTTTTTCTTACCAAGCATAATAATAGAACTTGCTGCATACTTCAAACCTTTACCACCAGAGATTTCTTTCTGAGGAAAGTAAGAACCAATCACATCATACACGTGGTTAGTCAGAATCAATGGTACATTTGCCTTAGCAAGTTTCAGTGATAATACTCTGAACGTTCCACGTAATAACTGTGCTTTTGTCATATCACGTTTATCACTACCAGACTCAGTATCTTCTAATTCTTTCTTAGATGATAACATACCTAATGAGTCAAGTACCATCATCATAGGTTCTTTCTCTTTCTCAGGTGTATCAATATAACTTGTTAAGATTCGTGTAGCATCTGTTCTAAATTCTTCAATAGATGATGGTTCTACGATAACAACACGATTCGGGTCAATACCACGATCTTCCATCATCTTCTTCGTAACTGCTGCCTCAGTATCAAAATAGATTACACCACCAGTGGCATTATTTTTCATAAACTGTTTGATGATACCTAGTACAAAGAAAGTCTTGCCAGTTGCTGATTCACCAGCAAATGCTACAATCTTATTATTAGGAACACCACCATAAATACTACCAGATACTAACGCATTCAAAATATACGAACCTGTATCAATAGTGCCTGAAAACTCAGAACTATTACCACCGTCCGATAATAAATTGGCAGTGCCAATACCCTTAGTCATATCACTCAAAAAACTCATTCTTACTCCTTTATTTCTCTTATCATTATATTATACTATAAACTCACTCAAAAGTAAAGGTCTACGAATTATAAATTTTTCGTAGGTAGTCTTCAAATTCTTCAACCTTATCAACTCTATTTGGCCAGAGGATATATTCCTTCTCTGGGTTCATTTTAAGATTGTTCAATAATGGTGTGATGGCATTATACAATGCATCAATCTTTTCTTGTACGTGGTCAAAATTGCTAGAACTTTGCTCAGCAACCTTAGATGCCTGTTGTACTACTTCTAGTTCGTCTTCATCAACAGCTGTGAAACCAAAGTCAAAATTAAAATCGCTCATGCCTTTCTCCTTTAAATAAATTACTCCACTTCTCGAGTTTCTTCCTCTTATATGGTATTTGTTTTTCTATCTCATCAAAATTTAGCATATCCCAATCATGCATTATTTCTAACATACATAGCAGATCTCCAATCTCTTTTTCTAGATTAACCGAATCATTATCAAATCTCATAATTTTAGAACACTCAACTTGTATCTCTGAACATTCTTCCATAATAATGGTTAAAAGTTCTTGCTTCTTATCAGATATCATCCAAAGAAGTCCATTAAGTTACTTGACTTCTCAACTTCCCAACCAACAGCAGTTAGTATTGCTCTTAGTGGTTCGACAAATGCTTTGTTAAATTGTAAATCACGATCGATGAATTGTTCCATCTCAAATTCTTTAGGCAAACCGTTTGCAACACTCAATACATTTTGCCTAATAGGGTTTGGTACAGTCATATAGCAAAACTTAATCTTCTCACCGTCTTTGATTAACTCAACACGTTTGGTTAGATTATGTTTCTTCACCAGATAGTTATATGCCAATGCACCTCTTGCGTGGATTGGTGTTCCTTTAGGGATAATCAAGTCATCACCCGGAACAGTATATTTATTCAAATCAGAAATGGATCTCGGGAATGCAATATCCTCAAACGGATGCTCATCAAATACTTTCTTGAAATCAGCAATGTATTTCTGTACTGTTTCTTCATCACTGTTAAGGATAATGTTAAGGGATTCCTTCAATGCATCTCTACAAATTGATGGAGTTGAAGACTTAACCGTTTCTAGTCCCATCACTTTCAACTTAGGTGTAGCATAACGAACACCCTCGTTGTCGTGTACGTTTAATACATAACGTTTCTTAGCAGTCCAAATACCTTTGTCGGCAATAACCTCACGATCCATAAACATTTTCTGCTCATAAGCATTCATCATCTCAGCAAGTTCATCATAACACTTGTTAATGTATGGTTCGATTTGTTGCTTACCAACCTTATCAAGAAAGTCGACTGGGTTCTTAGGTTTAATCTTATCAATTAACCCACCCATCTTCAAATATACTGAGTCAGTATCAACAGCAATTACATAGTCTTCATCAGTCTTTAATAACTTATTCAGATATGCATTAAGTTTCTTAGCAATGAATTTGATTGACAACTGACCAGACAATGTAATACTTTCAGCAATCCTTACGTCAAAGAACCTAGCATACTGATTTCCTAGGAAACCATAGGCAGAGTTCAACTGTACTTTCTTTGCTAGTTGTAGGTTCTTGTACTTAGAGATATCCTTAGTCACTTGAGTTGTATCACCACCAGACTTAGTCAGTTCTTCAAGTTTAGTTAAAGACTCTAGCATTTTCTTCTTGTAAATAACACGATCGTCGTATAACCGTTGCATCATTTCAGGAAGAAACCCTTGCTTATCTTTTCGATATGAATATCCACTTGCGGATAAACAGTCATCAGTCTTTTCAAACTTACCATCGATGATTCCATCTACAGTTATATCTTGATACTCACCAACCAAAAAGGTTTCGGGGGAAATATTATACTGCATTATCAGATGCGGATACAGGGATGCCAAGTCAAAACTCATTACCCAATCGTGCATTCCGACTTGAGGTGCTTTAACATAACCACCAGCAAATTGAGTTTTCTTATCAACTTCCTTCTTAGGTGGTACGATGACACCTTTCTCAAGCAGGTAGTTATTGATTAATACATCCCACATTCGTACTTGCTTGAACGTATCAATATAGTTCACTTTAGCATCGTATGCAAGTGCGATTACCATGTCTAGAAGTTTCATCTTCTCTTCAATCTGATTAACTAACTCAACGTCCTTGATGTTGTAGTCAATAAACTTCTCATAGTCAGTTTCATATAATTGATACAAACTATCCACTTCAGAGTAGTCCAACTTCCGTTCACCCAATTCTACGTGAGCAATATGGTCAAGTCTATAACTCTCTTGTTGAGAATAAGTAAACTTCTTATACACCTCAAGATAGTCTAGAGTTGTAATACCACACAACTCATACTCAGTCTGTTCACGATTGAACACCGTTTGAATGTGTTCTTTGATTATTCCAGCAGGTGAGAAGTTTTTAGTTTGCTTTTCACCGAGCAACTTCCTCATTCTATTAACTAAGTATGGGATATCAAAGAATCTGATGTTCCAACCTGTGATAATATCTGGATCGGCACTCTGCCAAAACTGAAGGAAACGATGTAACAGATGTTTCTCATCGTGACACTTGATATACTTGTTGTCCTCACGTTTAACCGTGTAGTCTTGACACCCGAAAGTGTAGTAGATACCTTTATAACTAGCAGTGATTGCAGTTACTTCTTGAGATGCTTCATCAGGACTAGGGAAACCATCACCCGACGCAACCTCGATATCGAAGTTTACAACTACAATATCTTCTTGGTTGAATGAGTTATCGAATTGCTCATTGATGCAAGAGTATGCATACTGAGTAGTTCCGCAGACCTCAAAGTTTGAAACACCATCATACTTCTGAAAGAATTTTCTGGCATCACCCATAGATTCTTGAACAACAGCATCAACTGGTTCACCTTTGATATTTTTGAATTCAGTGTCTTTGTTAGTGGAAATAAACAGTGACGGTTTGTACCAGATCTTTTCTCTGAAACGTTTGCCATCTTTATATCCACGAATATAGACGTTATTACCTCGTTGGTAAAAGTTCGTATAAAATTTACTCATACTTTATTATATAATATAACTCCCCAAAAGTAAAGTTTAAACTATGATTTTAGGTTTTGGTGGGACAACAACATCACCAATCATTGTCTTGTATTGATTTGCTAATTCATTAGTAGGATCTACAATAAACATCACACTGCGTTCTTTGACGATTAGGTCTTTGATGTCAGCATATGGCATGTATGGCATGAAAGTTAATTTTCCATCAGCAGTAGGTAGAATTAGTACTGGTGTGTTTATCAGAATTGATGTACCTTCACCCAACGTCATGGCAGGATCCATCTTACATAGCAGTTCCTCACCCGTTGTGAGTCTTACAATTTTAACATCATCCATACTATACTCCGAAAAATTCTTTGATAGATTGCCAGAAACCTTTGGGTTGTGTTATTGGTTTGCCTACAATCTTAAAAGTTCCACCATCAATCTTAACGGGTTTCAACTTTGCCTTTTCCTTTGATTTTTTCGCATTAGGTTTTGCCATTGATTTTTGTTTAGGTTTTTCCTTTACTTTTTGTTTAGGTTTCTCTGGTGCGAGTGCCTTATCCCTGATTAATTGAACCATAGTCTTTTTGACCATACCTTCATCAAGTATAATACCAAACTTTTTGCCGTGGGCAATTAATTGTTTCTTGTTCATTTTTGACACGTTTGCCATAATTTATTCTCCATTATAAAAGTTGGAGGTTCATTCGGTTATAAGGATGAACCTGCCTAAGTCCTCAACTCACTCACCTATCAGGCAGCAAGTAATGTGTAATCGTCGTTTGCGTTTACTTGGTCTTACGACTCTTTATCTTCTGTTACCATGTCGAAACCTAGCAACCCCATCAAAGAAGACACTACAGTGGGGGAGGATGTAATGCCTTCATTGGTGGAGTCGACGAGAATTGAACTCGTGTCCATAATAACTCTAATAAAAAGTAAATGGTAATTCCTATGGTTATACCACGAAATTACCAAATTAGGTGGAAGCACTCAATCGATAATCACCGATCCTTATCTTCCATTATGAAGTGGTTCGAGGTTTTAAGAAAACCCCTAAACTTTTATTATACAGTTATTACTTATTGAATAACTTATATAGTACTGCAGCAGCGACAAGACCAACTAGACCTTGTGCACCAAGTTGTGCAACGATACCAGTAATTGTAGCGATAATATCGCCACCAATGAATGGAACAGTGCCACCAAAGATTACCTGTAATACGATTGCTAATGCAATCAATGCTACGCCGGCTTCAGTACCTGCTTTAATCCAACTTACTACTTTATCTAACATATTTTTCTCCTATGTTATATTAAAAAATAGTTTGACAACGTTTCGGTTGATTATCAACTACAAATGTTGACAAGATTTCCCTAATCAGGGAATGTTCAGTTTATTTATACTTGTTCATTACCTTTATTATACTCCCAAAAGGAAGTAAAGTAAAGTTTTATTAGAAGTTTTTTCCTAAATTGTATTTAGGTTCTAGATTCCATTCACGTTTTTCTTTATACGGAAGGATTTTGATTTGACTCAGAGGAGCAACTGGATCTTTGCTCTTCTCAGTATCGACGAGAGTTACCAAACCCCATTCTGCTAGAAGATTGGCAATTGTATTTCTACGACCTCTATCTTCATCACCGAAGTTGCTGGGTTTGCCATCTAAAGCAAACAACTCTTTGAAGTGGGTGATATAATACTTACCTTTCTTATGTAGAATATGGCAGGATTGGTATATTGTTTTATTCTTTTGGGATGATACACCTATACGTGTAAGTGTTTCTCTAATCTTTAAGAAGTCATCTTCTTTCGTGAGTGTGACTTCTATCATTGTATCTATCATATGGATCTCATAATTAATCAATTATTTAGAATATTTATAATACTTAACCTTTACCGCCCTTCTCTAACTTCTGTCTAATCTCTACAATCTGGTCCTTAGTCAATATCGTCAATGCTTGTCTTGCTTTAATATCATTATACTTAAAATATTCCTTTACAATATCGACATCACCACCCTTCTCTTTCTTAGACCACTTAGCATATCTTTTCTTTGGTCGTACAATATTCAGTAGAAATTCATACTGTAAACGTTTATCCGTGAAGTGTCTGATGTTCATCTCATTAGCAATAGCAACTGTATCATTATGATACGACAAGGCACGGTTGGTTAGGAATGGACTGTAAGATTTCTCAGCAAGCACATCGTTGTCAGTATTCCTCATCAAATTCTTTTTAGAAGTATTGATTGAGTTCGTGAAGTCGAACGGATTAGTCTTTGCCATATATTGTCCTTATTAGGAATTGCATTCTCATCACGTCCATTGCTACGTCATGTGATGGATCGTGCTGTACGAATTTGTCTACCAGTTCTTTAGGTATGAAGTCGTGGTTAATGTCCGTTCCATAAGTGAAACCATCTATATAAGACCTGACGTCCCTGATGACCCACCATGGAGTCGGATCTGGTGTTTCTAGACTATCGCATATAGATCGTGTGAATACTGGGTCGAATGAGTTGCCTCTAGTAAATACTTTCTTAGCAGTTGATATGTTAAGTCTTTCTAGGAATAGAAGTAATTCTCTGATTGGTACATCATTATCAGAGGGCATCAATTGTTTTTGAGCATCCTTAGACTGCTTTTTCCACCAATCTAATGAACCTTTCTCAACCTTACGACCATACTTAACTTGGTCTTTGACATCAAACTTCACATACTCACAACTGTCGAGTAGTTCTTCATAGGTGTATGGGTTGGTTAAAAACCTATCTTCATCATATGCAATTCCAGCAACAGATAATACAACACCGTTGAATGCGTTTTGACTTAACGTTTCATAATCATAAATTACACACTTCATTTCTTCCACTCAGTATCAACCATAATCTCGGTCAATAATGCCATTGTATTTATTTCTTGGTCGGCAGCAAATGCTGACTTATGTTGATAGTCTGCCAACGTTACTACGATTTGAGGAATGCTACTCGGTTCAGCATGGTCATACATCGTATCATATAACTTACGGAAGAACGGTGCGACATCTCCATCAATATTTTGGCCAACCCATTTACGAGCAGTTGAGAATTCCTTATTCTTTAAGGCATCCATCAACGTCTTAAAGTTAGCATCTGAAGTATTGACTAGGATTCCTGTATCAATTTTGCCAGTAGCACTGTAACGTTGTAGTTCGTTTAGCACACGTCTGTTGTCAGGGAAGTGCTTAGTGATAATCTCAGCAATAACCCTTTCTTCATACTCAATATTCTCAAAGTCAAGAATCATACAAACACGATGGAAGAATTCACTCGCCATCTTAGGTTTATCCTTATTACCAATCTTAAACTCAACCACAGAACAACGTGAGTGTAGAGGGGCAATAATCTTATTGACGAAGTTACACGTTAGGATGAATCCGCAGTTAGATGAGTATTCCTCCATAAAGTTTCTAAGAGCAGGTTGTACTGTCTCAGCATTAAGGTAGTCTGCTTCATCTAGGATGACATACTTACGACCACCCGCCAGTGACATACTTGAAGCAAAGTTTTTAATCTTAGTTCTAAGTGTATCAATTAACCTACCTTCATCGGAACCGTTGATTACAATATAATCAGCACCGATCTCTTCAAGCATTGCTTTTGCGATAGTTGTCTTACCGACACCTGCCGAACCAGTCAATAAAAGGTTTGGTACATTTTTATTATCAACGAACTGTTGAAACGTTGCTTTTAGATCTGCTGGTAATACGGTATCAGCAACCGTCTTTGGTCGATATTTCTCAACCCACAAAAAGTCTTCCATTCACATTCTCCATCATATACTTATATTATACTCTAAACTCACCCGAAAGTAAAGTTATATCAATTTGGTTCCCCAGAATGGATTTGAACCATTACTCTATTGCTTAGAAGGCAATTGCGTTATCCAATTATGCTACTGGGGATTAGTTGGAGCGGATAGTCAGAATCGAACTGACCTTCATGGGTTGGAAACCCATTGTATTTACCGATATACGATACCCGCATTATTTTAACCAGTTAAGGATTCATACAAATCTTCAACCTCTGTGTTTTGTGCTTGTACTTCAGCAAGGTTTTGCTTATAGTAAATGTTCACAACCTTACGAAGATGTGCCTTATCAAGTCCATGCTTATCATTCAAACCAATAATTGCTTCTTTAATAAACTCACGTTCACCCTCCATACGAGTTAGTGAGTCAGAGCAATCTTTGATTACAGTTAAAATGTCTTTCTTATCTTGTTCATTCAATGTCATATCATTTCCTTAAAATGGTGCTGGTTCATTATCATCAGCAACGTTATACTTAGAACCTGCTTCAGTAGCAATCCAGTATTGTGCCACACCACCTTTGAAGTGAGAAATTCCCCTCGCCGAAATAGTGACGGTATAATCTCCAGCAATCATTTTGAAATTCTCTGTCTTGAATATAAAGTTAAATGTAGCAGTATCCTCACCAACATCAACAGCAAATTCATTAGACGTTGGGTTCTTAGTATCAGTAGCAACTAACTTGACAGTTTTACCGTCACCACGAACAACGACTTCTGGAAGTTGTAATTGATTTGCTGCATTCAATACTCTAGCAAATACATCCTTAGGCATTCCGAATGAAACTTCTTCAGAAGGCAACTCGATATTCTTTTCTGGTGGAGTAGTCACCATACTTGAGTCAGTATAAGTGTATCTAGATTTTGTACCACCCTCAGTTAATTCTACACTCTTTTCACCAAAGGTTAAATCACCATCTTCAAATAAACTCACTAAACCCAGGAATTGATTCAACTCATAGATAGCAAAGTCTTTAGGAAAATCCTCAGCAACAATTGCTTCAGCAAGAATGTTTTTCTGCTCAGATACTGTTCTAATTTTATTTCCTGCTTTGAATGCGATTGATGGATTTACTGTTGAGAAATTCTTTAAAATTTCAATTGTTTGTGGACTAATTTTCATTATCATTTTCCTTATCATTATTAAATTGTTTATCATGCACGTGTAGTGCCATTATTCCATAGTGCAAAACTTTCATCAAGTCCTTTCTATAATCTTCAGGTGTACCTTTCTTTCCGTAACGTTGAGCATACTTAATGATATTCCCAATAGTAAAACCTGCTCCATGACCAGCATCCATTATAAACTCAGTAGACTGAATGTTATTCATAGAGTAATGCTCGCCATACGTAGCAGAAACATATTCGTATAGTTCTTTTAAGATCTTGTCTTCGCTGTACTTAAACTTACTCATTTCTTCATATTCTTAATTTGGTCAGCATCAGCAGTAGCAGATGCACCTAGTGCTGCCAAGTCTACTAATGAACCACCGAAAGTATATGACCCAGTATGTAAAAGTTTCATCCAAGGTGCTAACCAAGTATCAACTCCAATCTCACGCATCCATTGACAGAACATATAGTCTTCAGACAAGTATCGTTTAGACTTCTCATCAATTAGTGCCTGGAAGTACATATGGATTTCACGACTACCATCAAAGTGTTTAGTTCTTACATGGTCAGGAATATATGAATAGTCAGGATATGCTTTAGAGAATTGTTCAAAGGCACTACGTTGTATCATCATAAAACCTGTACCACCTTCAAGTACTGCCACTGGTTTATCTAAACGAATTTCAGACTGACCAGATGCTGGGTTGAATACAAAATCACCAACAAAGTTCTCAAGATCTCCTGGATTCTCATCAGCAAAACCTTTATCAACTGCTTGTTTAATCTTTTCCCAAGCAATAGTTTTCTTAGGATATGGTCCACACATAACCTCTTTACGTTTCTTAGGATCCTTCTCATCAGGATCCATCATCGCAGCAAGGGATAATACGTCGTTTGGGTCAAACCCAATGTCAGAGTCAATAAACATCAGGTGAGTATAATCCCCACGCATAAATTCATCAACACAATAGTTTCTAGCACGAGTAATCAGTGACTCGTTGAATAGGTAAAAGAATTTGATATCAACGTCATATGCTTGACCAAGTTTGGCAAGGTCGGCAGTTGATTTACAATACATTCCATGACATTGTCCACCATACATCGGTGTGGCGACAAAGATTTTTCTTTTTCTTAATTCAGATAATTCAATTTCCAATTCCATTTTTCTCCAAAAGGTTAATTCTCATATTATATTATATACTAAAGAGGGCAGAAAGTAAAGTTCTGCCCTCTTTTTGTTTAGTCAACTACTAAGGATTTTTATACGAAGGACTGTTTGGGTTAAAACTCACTGAGTTATCATATTCTTTAGTTTCATCCTCAACTTTAGTCACACCAGAAACATCACCATACTGCTCAACACCAGCATCAATCTTAGTATATAAGTCAGCAAAAGACAACTTAGTATCTTCATCAAAACGGTTAATACATAAGTTAATTGCTTTCATTCGGTCACCGAAAATAGAAAATGCTTTAGCAACGTGAACCAGACGACGAGTAGAAATAATTTCATCAACACCACCGTCATAAAAAGTCTTACGGATAATGTCAGCCCAGTCTACAAGTTTCTCAACAAAGTCATTATCTTTAATATCTAAAGACACAAACACACGACCAAGAATTTTCTTTTCAATTGCTGGGGAAGGATATTCCTGCTCAACAGTAATTGGGAAACGTTCAAGGAATGCTTCATTCAGAATGTTAGTCCCGATAAAACGACCATCATCAGATCCTTTACCTTTAGTGTTAGCAGTTGCGATAGCAGTAAAACCTTTCTTCGGAGTCACATACTCACCAGTCTTTTTAATAAAGTAACCACCACCCTCAAGGATAGACTGAAGACACATAATCTTAGCAGGATTACCAAGGTCAATTTCATCTAGTAAAAGTACAGCACCCATTTCCATTGCTTTAATCACTGGACCTTTAAAGAATTTCGTTTCACCATTCACTAAACGGAAACCACCAATTAAGTCATCCTCATCAGTTTCAACTGTAAAGTTCACACGGATAACTTCGCGACCAGTTTGGGCACACGCTTGTTCAATTCCGAACGTCTTACCATTACCAGACATACCTGTTACGAACACAGGATAAAACATTTTACTCTGTAAGATTTTCTTAACAGTAGCAAAGTTACCGAACGGAACAAACAACGGATCCTTAGTAGGAACAAGGTTCTCAGCAAATGAGTCACTCTCAACATTAAAGTCCTTAACATTCACCGTCATCGCAGCAACTGTATCAACTTCTTTATTAGTAACAACTTCAGCATCGAGAGGAGAACGGTATTGACCACGACCAACACGTAATTCAGTTTTCAATAGAAAGTGCGGGAAAGGCATATCCAGTTCCTCAGCAGTTTCTGTTATTTGATTATTGGTCATAGTCGAACCGAATTTCTCGAAGACGACTGTCGCCAATTTATTTTGCATTTCAATTTTATTCATAATATATACTCCTTTTATTTAACATATTAACTCAATCAACACTACCTATTATACCCTAATTGCCGCAGAAAGGTAAAAGAATAACACCTTAATAGTAGGGGATTAAGCAACCTCACGAACAAACTCATTCAATAAGGC